TAAAGTAAAATGAGACTAAAAAACTTAGGCTCTAATGTAAAAGAGTTAAACTATATTGGACCCTTCGGCACAGAGGAAGCAGTACTGTTCAGTTATGAGACACCTGTTGCTGGGTTTGATGCCTTTGGACCGTTCAGAACGTCCGATACGTCACAACAACAAGGGAGTAGGACCACAAAAAAGCACATAAAACAGTACTTCCAATCGAAGGGTTGGGAGATGGATACCATACGTTTCGTACCACAATACTACATTGATTCACTTGTTTAACTTAGGAGAAGACCATGTATAAACGTGACCAAGCTATGATCCAACACTTTGCCTCACAATCAGAGCGCAATACAGAACTGGTTGCAGTATTTGTGATTGCATCTATTCGTACCCAACTGTCTACGCTACCCCGTATCATGAAAACGTACCGTAAACGTGGCCTCAATGGGTTAGATGAACTGATGCCAAAACAAAAAGAAGGTGTTGCGTATGTGAGACAGAACAGAAAATGGCTGTTCAATCTGGTAGAACGCTACAAAAAAGGTTGTATTACAACAGAAGAAACTCTGTTAGAACTACAGAACATACCATGTATTGGACTTGTCAAGGCTGGTTTCATGTTGCAATGCCTTGCAGGTGAAGTGGGATGTCTTGATTGTCACAATCTACGCAAGCATGACATGCCAGAAACATCATTCAAGATGGCACATAATCGTGTAACAGATGCCAATCTACGCAAGGTCAGCATATATGTACAGACTTGTCAAGACCTTGGCGGCAGTGAAGTTCTGTGGAATGAATGGTGTGAGGGCATGGCAGATCGTTATGGTAGGTTTGAAGATGGCAACGCTGTGTCATTCCTGCACTCTGACGCTATCATGGGTATAAACTAAAAGTGATAACGTTATCAGTTTTGAGGAGAGTAAACGTGAACGGCACAGCTAGAAGTTTTGAAGAAGCTTATGAAGAGTTAAAGAAAAGAGACCAAGAGAAGAAGAGGAACTAATGGTAGATTATATTATAAAAGAATTTTGTGATTGCCAAATGGGTATGCGAGAACAAGGCCCGTGGCCCTCTGCTAGACTACTGGAGTGTCAAGACTGTGATGGTAGGGGTGTTCATATCTATGAAGACTGGGGCCATGACATGGAAGACATTGCAAGCAATTACCCCAAGGCTTTCCTAATTCAAGAGGTTGAGAAATGAAAAAGATTATACATATAAATCAACACGTTATTAAACGTAACGCAAAGACTGGTGAAAGAGAGCCAGTCATTACAGTCAAGACCTATAAGGACAATACCTACGGTCATGAGGTTATAGTAGATGGCCCATGTAAGATAGTATATAGTCCTGATAAACCACTGAGTTGCGGAGCAAAGGTGTGGATAGAAACAATGGAGAACGTGCATGTTAAATAAATTATTTTATACCTTGATCGCAACGTGTATTGTTGGTATAATACTATCAATGATAATATCAATTAACTTAGCATGGTGAAAGGAGACAACATGTCCCACGAAGGAAACGACAGAGCCAAAGAGAGTTGGTTTGAAGAAGCACTTGACATGGGTCTATCTAACTTTGACGCAGAAGATTACGTTGATTGGATGATGGACAATGAAGGTCTAGGTGATCTTCACTCATATATATTTAACTATATGAGAAGTAAAAGAGTAAGTCATTGGAGTATAGACTAATGAATACTGTAGTATTACTTTATCAGAAAGCTCTTGACAGATTACAGGGTTACTCTGAAAGAGGTAGTGTAATAAATATTAAGACGTAACTCAGAAGGTTTTTAAGACGTAACTAAGGGGTTTTTATATGAAAATAATATCATTAACATTAGTAGTACTATTAAGTGCTTGCACGCCTGGGTGGGAAGCTGCCCACAAAAACGGTAAGGCAGAGTATGTATGGGTAGGCTGTCATGTAGTGACAGAGAATCCTAAAGATGGTGCTTATGCCATTGGTCCTTTTATTGATTTAAAAAGAGGCACATATTTCTACTTTAAACAAGTAGGCCATGATGGTGAAGTAGCAAAAATTGTAACTGGTAAACCTTGTTAGGAGAAAGCAAATGAATATGGACATTCACAGAGTGAGCGACATACAAGTTAAGCGTCATGACTATGAGACATTTCAAACTGTTAGCGTATCAGTCTTCACCAAAGATGGTGAGGAACATAAGCTGACCTTGTTCACTGACGATAGACTGGAGTTAGAAAAGAAAGATGATTAACTTTGTCACATGGCAGTCTGAGTTTGATACTTTTGATATCATCTGGGACCGTGACAAAATTATTAGGTGTGTAGGTCTTAGGGTAGGGGAGTATATATCTTTCCAAAACCATGAGACTCTCACACTTAAAGATGCTTTTGATGTAGCGGAGGAAGTATTAACAATACTAAAGGAGTATGTTAATGACGAAGACACAACGCCGTATAGCGAGGAGACGCAGTACTTCTGCTAAGTCTTTGGAACTAAAGCAATATCAACAGAAGATTATACCCAATAAGAAAAAAGATATTGTTCCTGAAATAGATTTTGACTTTGAGGAAGAGTGTGGTATAATAGAAGATAACCTGAAAGGAGAAAGCCAATGAATGTTCCTGAGTTTGATAACTACCAAGATGTCATAAAGTTTCTACGTACTGGTGGAGACGCATGGTATTATAACATGGTAGAAGAATATATGGACATGATAGCAGGTGATATTATTCTTGACGAGGAGTTTGATGTTGAGGAACTTAATGGATGGATTGAAAATGAACTCTGTGTCTTACATGAAGGCTATGAAGATTATGTTGATCAACGGTGATATAGATGCTATAGAAAATGCAATGGAGATATTAAGTAAGATACAACTAAATGGAGAAGTGAAACTAAAAGAGTGTAGAGAACTAGTAGAAACTATCAATCAACTTAACAAACTATTAAAAGGAATGACTAATGTTTGACCATACAAAGATTGACTTTGAAGTAGAGAAGTTTCCCCTCATCCAAAGCTATGAAGATTATGAGGGCTTTAGCACTCAAGACAAAGTGCCATCTGATATTGGTGTAGGTCTACGCCGTAAGGATACTAAGCAGGTGCTTGGCATTGTGTCAGATAACTATGCTATCACACAGTACGATGAGATTGTGAACGGTGTAGAAGAAGCACTTGCATTAGCACAGGTGGATACCACAGATGCATGGTTTACTACAGAGGTATACGATGGTGGTGCTAGACTAGAACTACGTGCTAAGTTTCCTACCCATGCTATGTCCATGAGGAATGGTTCAGATGTTGTTGAGCCTGAGTTTGTCTTTCGTAGCAGTCACAACGGTACATGGGCTAACAACGGTATGATGGGACTATGGAGACATAGTTGCTTCAATACCCTGGTCAGTGGTGACAAGCTGGCCTATGTCTATGGTAGGCATACCAAGAACTTCAATGTCCCTGCCTTTGCCTCTAAGATACAGAAGGCTGGTGAGTTTATCTCTGGCACTGGACTGGATCGTATGCGTGACTGGTATGATACTACCATCACCCGTGACCAAGCCATCAACCTGTTCACCAAGACACTGGCTGTACGTACCAACAATGTGACACGTAAGAAGGAACACAATAAGGTAATGCTATCTAACCTTATGAAAATCTTTGACGAAGAGAACCGTCACCTGCATGGCAGGGGGTTGTATGAAGGGTACAGTGAGCGTGATAAAGGTACGCTCTGGTCAGCATATAATGCTGCTACGTACTGGTCTTCGCACCCCAACAGCAAGCGAGGTGCAGACCATAACGTAAAGGTTAACCGTGAGGATCGTGTTCGTAAGATGCTACACTCTAATGAGTGGACTGATCTTGAAACCAAGAGCATGGCACTGGCAGCTTAACTACATGGGGAGCTTCACTCTATTACTGAGGCTCCCTAATCTTTTACAGAGGAAACACAATGGATTTAGCATTAGCATCAACATATTGGATGGCAACATTTATGTTTTTAATGATGGTCCTCTGGGCTTTCTTAACTCGAAAATAGGAAAAGAAAAATGCCCTATAAAGATAGAGATAAGCAACGAGAATATCAAAGAGAATGGGTAAAGAGAAAGAAAAGAAGTAGTCCTGATGTAGGGACTAAAAGATTTTTTAACTTTAGATGTTCTAAATTAAAAGAACGTGCAAGTAAAAAACAAATACCATTTGATCTAACACCTCAATACTTAGAGGAGATATGGCCTAGAGATGGTATGTGTCCTGCTTTGAATATTAAAATGACAAAAGGGCCAAATGGATTAAATCATAAAGCATCTCCAAGCATAGATAAAATTATAGCAGAGCAAGGATACGTAAAAGGTAATGTTCAATGGATAAGCCATATAGCAAACATGATTAAATCAAACGCAACATCTGATCAAATTATTCAAGTCGGTTTATATCTAAAAGATATGGAGAAAATTAAACATGGCAAAGAAATTACAGAATACATTCGATCCATCACTCAATAGAGTTAAAAAGCGCACGTCTATTGGCAATAGTGTAAGATCAACACCAAAAAACAAACATAAACGTGCAGCATTTAAAAAATATAAGGGGCAAGGAAGATAATGGAATTATTTATTATATTAATAAAGATATTAGTGTCTTAATGTCTTATATTATTACACAGTCAGACCATAGTATAATAGAAGACCTTAAAGAAATAGATGTCATGGTAGAAGAATTGACTGAGAAAACAAAAGTGTTTGACTCTCATGAAGAAGCAGAAATCTATCTAATAAATGACGGCATCTATCCACACGGTGGGGTCTTTCCTTTTAATATTAGAATACAGAGAGTGCAATGAAATTATTATGTACATTAATTTTATCATTACTATTTTTACACTTACATGGTAAGCAAGTTAACGCAGAAGAGAAAGAGATAGCCTGTCTAGCAGAGGCAGTATATTTTGAAGCACGGTCTGAAGGTATACTGTCACAGCTAGGTGTGGCTGTGGTAGTTCTAAACAGAGCTAACCTACATGACTATCCCTCCAATCTCTGTGATGTGGTACATCAAAGTAAACTATGGAAGGGTAATCCAATACGAAACCAGTGCATGTTTTCTTATTGGTGTGATGGCAAGCCAGAGAGAATAAAAGATCATGATGCATATGAAAGAAGTTTGTTTGTATCTAAGCTTGCCTTGAATGGTGTGACAATAAAATATATTCAAAATGCTACACACTACCATGCACAGTATGTTAAACCATTTTGGTCTACTAGCCCTAGATTTAAAAGGTTAGTCCAACTTGGTAGCCATATATTTTATCTTGACACCAAAGCTAAATAGGATTATAATTATAAAATGCTAAAAAATACTTGGAAACTTTTAATGGATGAGGACAGTAATCCATTAATTCATTTACCTAAAATGATACGCTTTCAACTTATGCTATACCTATCTATTATGTGGTGCTTTATATTTTCTGTGTGGACAGGGTGGATGGTTTTGTTTGGACCGTCTATCATTATACATGCACTTATACTAATAGGTATATTCTTTACTTCAAGTATCTTTGAACACCGTAAGAAGACACACCGTGATCTCTATAAAGACATTGATGGTTGTGTTAGATACGATGATTTATGGGGTGGATAACAATGATAACTGAACGAGAAAGATTACATAATCACATATTAAAATTATCTAGATTAGTAGATGAAAAAGATAATGTAATTAAAAATCTAAGAAAAGAATTAGCACAGTACAAGAAAGACTATGCTAACCGTAACACTTGGGCAGAATACGAGGAGAACAATGTCTAAAAACTTTTGGCAACGTGACCGCAACACAATATTCAGAGACTTAGTATCTCAGTACGAAGAAGAAGGATACGATAAAAAAGAAGCAAAGAAACTTGCAAAGCAAGAGGTAGATGAGATTATGCTGGACAAAGAAGACTTTGTATCTGATGTATGGGACAGTGCTTACGATGAAGGTTGATCTAATAGATCACATGGGCAGTGACCTAACAGTAGTTAATGCTGCCAGGGTCTCTTTTAATAAAGAGAGTGAGTGGCAGTACTGGCCCGCTGATGATAATACTGATAACATATCAGAATTTTTAAATGATAAAGATAAAAAACTAATTAGTTATCTAGCTAAACATAATCACTGGACACCGTTTGGTCATTGCTCTGCACAGTTTCGTATATCAGCACCCATCTTTGTAGCAAGACAGTTAGTCAAACATCAGGTGGGTCTAGTGTGGAACGAAGTTAGTAGACGTTATGTTAGTGATTCGCCTGAGTTCTGGAGAGCCAGAGAGTGGCGAGAGATAGCCAGTAATAAGAAGCAGGGATCATCTGATCAGGTGATAAAAGAAAATGATACCATATCCTACGTATATAGAGAAACTGTGCGACATTGTATTGACACTTATAATCTTATGTTAGATAAGGGTGTATGTCCAGAGCAAGCAAGAACTATACTACCTCAGTCACTCTACACAGAGTGGTACTGGTCTGGTACACTAGCTGCATTTGCTAGGGTATGTAACCTACGTGTAAGTAAGGATACACAAAAAGAAACTAGAGAGATTGCAGAACTTATATCAAGTGAGATGAATAAACTATTCCCTGTATCATGGAAGGTACTAAGTAATGAGTCTATTTAAAAAATGGAATGTAGTTCTACATAAAGAAATGGGTGATGTTGTAATAGCCTCACTTAAATCTAAGAAAGAAGCAGAAGATTTTATATATCAGAGAAAAGAACTCACCCAACATCTCATGGGCGATGCAGATATATATACTGTGGAGCGTGATAAATGAGGATAATAGCGGGGCCATGTCAGATTGAAAGTGTTGAACAAGGTGTTAAGATTGCTGAACACTGCAAAGATATATGCGATGCACTAGGATATGATTATTATTTCAAGGCATCTTTTGATAAGGCCAATCGTTCCCATGCTACGGGCAAACGTGGACTCGGTTTTGTGCTAGGAACAGGTGCTATTAGAGATGTATCTGAAAAAGTAAATGTTAAAACATGTGTAGACTTCCATGACATAAGACAGATCAAAACTGTTTTTAAGTGGGGCAAAGTACCAGACATCATACAGATACCTGCATTTCTGTGCAGACAAACTGACTTGATAAAAGAAGCTATGAGTACAGGTGCTACTGTTAATATAAAGAAAGGTCAGTTCCTTGCACCGTGGGATGTGACAGGCATCCTGTCCAAGACAGGTATGAAGAACGTCCTAATCACAGAGCGTGGCACATGCTTTGGATATAATAATTTAGTGGTTGACTTTACTGGATTAATATATATGATAAACCAATATCAAAAGACACATGGCGTACCTATTGTCTTTGATGCCACACACTCTGTGCAAAAACCAGGAGGGTTGGGACTATCCTCTGGTGGTAACAGAGAGTATGTTCCTTACCTACTACGTGCAGCCGCATCAGTAGGAGTTGAAAACTTTTTTATGGAGGTACATGAAGACCCAGATAACTCACCAAGTGACGGCCCTAATATACTACACCTTAAAGACTTTGAACATGTATTAAAATCAGTTAAGCGAATCCAACGTGCTATCTAAGCACAAGGAAGGGGCGAATATGCAACAACATGAAACCAACAGCAAGTTCATCAAGCACATGGCCTGTGAGAACTGTGGCTCAAGTGATGCCAACAGTCTCTATGATGACGGCCATACCTATTGTTTTAGTTGTCACACAACAGTCGGAGCGAACAAAGACATGCAAGCAGAACAAGTAGTACCAATCAATAGAAAATCTAATTCAACTTACATACTGTCACAGATTGACGACAGAAAAATTACACAAGAAACATGTAAAAAGTATAATGTCATGGTAGCTAAGTCTGGCTCTATGATTACTGAACATCAGTATAAATACTATGACAAGGATGGTGGTCAGATTGCATGTAAGTATCGACGCACCAGCGATAAGGAGTTCTGGTCAGAGGGTCAGCTATCTCAGGCTGGTCTGTTTGGACAGAATGTATTCAACCAAGGTGGTAAGTACATCACAATATGTGAGGGTGAGCTTGATGCCATGAGTGCATACGAGTTGCTTGGTTCCAAGTGGCCTGTTGTATCTATCAAGAACGGTGCAGCATCTGCCCTCAAGAACTGTAAGCAATCCTTTGACTACCTCAATAAGTTTGATACTGTGGTCGTATGCTTTGACAACGATGAGCAAGGCAAACTAGCAGAGCAACAGGTCGCACAGTTGTTTGAACCTAACAAGTGTAAGATCGTAAGCCTTGATCTCAAAGATGCTAACGAGTATCTCAAGACAGGACAACGTGAGAAGTTTGTACAGGCATGGTGGAACGCACGTACCTACACACCAGCAGGTATTATAAACTTAGCTGACCTTGGCTCCTCTCTGTACGACGAGAAGATTAACGAGACTTGTCACTATCCTTGGCCTAAGATGAATGAGAAGACCTACGGTATGCGTACTGGTGAGCTTGTGACGTTCACCTCTGGTGCAGGTATGGGTAAGTCCAGTATCATGCGTGAGCTTATGCATCATATCATGAAGAACACAGAGGCTAACATTGGTGTGCTTGCCCTTGAAGAAAGCACAAAGAACACTGCCTTCAATATCATGAGCGTTGAGGCTAACGCTAGGCTGTACATCAAGGAGATACGTGAGCAGTATACACCAGAGCAACTCAAGGTATGGCAGGATGCTACGCTTGGTAGCGGCAGGTTCTTTGCCTTTGACCACTTTGGTAGCATTGAGAACGACGAGATACTGGATCGTGTACGCTACATGGCAAAGGCACTTGACTGCAAGTGGGTTATCCTTGATCACCTGTCTATCTTGGTATCAGGTCAGGAAGACAACGGCGACGAGCGTAAGTCCATCGACATACTGATGACCAAGCTACGATCACTAGTTGAGGAGACTAACATAGGCTTGCTACTTGTTAGCCACCTACGTAGACCTGGGGGTGATCGTGGACATGAGGATGGCCGTGAGGTATCACTCTCACATCTACGTGGCTCTGCATCTATTGCTCACCTATCTGATGCAGTCATTGGACTGGAGCGTAATCAACAAGCAGAGGATGACGTAGAAGCTAACACTACCACAGTACGTATACTCAAGAATAGATATACTGGTGAGACAGGTGTATCCTGCTACCTTCACTATGATCGTGACACTGGTCGTATGACACAGGTAGACAATCCATTCATGGAGGATGACAATGACAGTTAAGAAGAAATTTGACAAGGCTCTCTATGATATTGCTGATAAGAAAGCCAAGGAAGTTATGCTTGACTGGCTAGAAAAAAATACAAACTCAACAGACATTACAATGAAAGAGAATACATACTTTGATATTACATGTAGCATATCACCTGACCTGCCTCGGCACTTTTATGAGGTAGAAATAAAGTATTCTTGGAAAGATGCTTGGCCTAGCTCATGGAAAGATATACGTATACCCTACAGAAAGAAAAGACTTCTTGACAAATGGAAGAAAGATCACTATAATGATCTACTAACATTTGTTGTCCTCAGAGAGGATTGTAAACAAGCATGGTTCTTTGATGGTGACAGTGTTCTTAACTCTGAAGTTAAAGAAGTTTCTAATCGTAACATCCGCAAGGGTGAGATGTTCTTTCACCTTGAAACTAAAGATGGATATATAGTGGACATAGACTAATGGAAGCAATTGTAGACATTGAGACTGATGACTTAGATGCAAGTACAATACATTGCATTGTAGCTAAACATTATCAAACAGGAGAGATGCGTCAGTGGATTGGTGATCAATGTCAAGAGTTTGGTGAGTGGTCAAAGCGTATATCAAAGTTCATTATGCACAATGGTATTAGCTTTGATGCTCCCATTCTTAACAAGCTAACAGGTTCTACTATCGCACCTGCACAGGTACGTGATACTCTTATTGAGTCACAGCTATTTAATCCTGTGCGTGATGGTGGTCACTCCCTACAGTCATGGGGTGAACGCTTTGATTTTCCTAAGATAGACTACGATGACTTCAAGCACTACACACCTGAGATGTTAGAGTACTGTAAGCGAGACGTTGATCTTACCCATAAGGTAGCACAAAAACTAGAAGAAGAAAGTAAAGGTTTCTCTGATGCCTGTTATAATCTAGAGCGTAACATTAGAATTATTTTAGACAAGCAGCAACATAATGGCTTTGCCTTTAATCTTAAAGAAGCACAGATACTTCTTGCTAAATTAGAAGATGAGCAACATCAGTTAGAGAGTGATGCTAAAAAAGAATTTAAACCTACGATAAAAGAACTAAAAACAAAAACAAACATAGTACCATTTAATATTGCAAGTCGTAAGCAAATAGCAGACAGACTGATGGATCGTGGATGGAAGCCAGATAAACTAACAGATAAAGGTAATGTGATTGTTAATGAAGAAGTTTTATCTAAGATCAAGATGCCAGAGGCTGAGATGTTTAGTCGCTACTTTCTTCTTCAAAAAAGAACTGGCCTTCTCAAGTCATGGATAAAAGAATGTGATGAAGACTTACGTGTACGTGGTAGGGTTCTCACTCTACGTACAATCACTGGTCGTATGGCACACAACAAACCAAACATGGCACAAGTACCAGCAGTTTATAGCCCCTATGGTAAAGAGTGTCGTAGCCTATGGACAGTATCTAATCCAGAAACCCACAGGCTTGTAGGTACTGATGCTTCTGGCCTTGAGCTTAGATGTCTTGCACACTACATGAATGATGCTACCTTTACACAAGAGGTTCTTACTGGTGATGTACACACCGCTAATCAACAAGCAGCAGGACTAAGGACTAGAGATCAGGCAAAAACTTTTATCTATGCCTTTCTTTATGGTGCAGGTCCAGCCAAGATTGGTAAGGTAGTAGGTGGCTCTGCATCTGATGGTCAAAAACTAATTCAAAAGTTTCTACGAAACATGCCAGCACTCAAGAAGCTACGTGCTAATGTGCAAGAGGCTGCACAGTCTGGTAGTATTCCAGGTCTTGATGGTAGGAGACTACATATTAGATCAGAACATGCTGCACTAAATACTTTATTACAGGGTGCAGGTGCTATCATATGTAAGCAGTGGCTCCTAGAAATGGACAATAGAATACGAAAGACTGGCCTTGATGCTAAACTTGTAGCCTCTATACACGATGAGTATCAGTTTGAAGTAGCAAAGCCTGATATTAAACGCTTTACACAGATTACTAAAGATGCTATGTACAGAACACAAAAAGCATTTAACTTTAAGTGTGATCTCGATTCCGATTATAAAGTTGGAAATAATTGGGCAGAAACACATTAAAGTTATTGACAATACCATATCGCTGTGGTATAATACGTTTGTTGTTTATTAGTAGTAGACACCAAACATTAAAACGAACCCTAAAACGAACCCTAAAGGAGAATATAAATGGAATGGTTAGACCCTGTTGTTTTTTCTGGCAAGTGTCATTATGCTTGCATCACCGAACCTAATACAAAGTTTGAACCTGTGTGGTCAATTCTTGTTGAAGTAGATGATGACAATCGTAAGACTATTGAAGATGCTAATCTTACTATCTCCAATAAAGATGACATTGGAGATTTTGTTAGATTAAAACGTAAGGTCTTTAAACAAGACGGTACTAAGAAAACTCCTCCCAAGGTTGTAGATTCTCAGAATAATCCTTGGAACTCTGATAAGAAAATTGCTAACGGTAGTACTGTAACGGTAAAAGTTACTCCTTTTAAATATGATGGTAACTCTTCTCGACCTGCTGGCATATCCGCTAATCTTGATGCTGTACAGATTGTTAATTTTATTGAGTATCAGTCTCAAGACTTCGCCCCCGTAGATGGTGGGTATGTTCAAGAAACAGAAGAAGTACCCTTTTAATATAAGGAGCAATGAGGGGGATGGGATTACCCTGTCCCCCTTTTTCTATTAACATGAAAACAATTAAAACTTTAGTAGAAGATATTTATAACCTGTTCTCTCTTAATCCTGTTACAATGTCAGAGGAAGAAGTTGATAAATACATTGATAACTTTGGAGAAATGGTTAAGCTGCACACTAAAAAATTTTTATACGATGAGGAATCTGTAGATAAAAAACTTAGACTATCTCAAATAGGTAAACCAGACAGACAGTTATGGTTTAATATTAATTTAAATAAAGGACGTGAGGAGCTTTCACCAAGCACACGCATTAAATTTTTATATGGTTACATTCTCGAAGAGTTTCTTTTGATGTGTGCGTCCATTGCTGGTCACGATGTTAAGGATCAGCAGAAAGAAGTTAATGTTGGTGGTGTAGTAGGACACCAAGATTGTATTATTGATGATGTTCTTGTTGATGTTAAGAGTGCATCTACTAGTTCATTTAGAAAATTTAAACAAAACAAACTTACAGAAGATGATCCCTTTGGTTATATCGCACAGATATCTGCATATGCCCAAGCAAATAATTTAAAAGAGGCTGCTTTTTTAGCCATAGATAAATCAACTGGAGAGCTTACACTAGCCCCAGTTCATTCAATGGAGTTTATAAATGCTGAAACAAGGATTAACCATCTTAAAAGAATGGTTGTTAGCGATGTTATCCCTGATCGCTGCTACGATCCTGTTCCTGATGGCAAGTCTGGTAATTCTAAGTTACCCGTTGGTTGTGTTTTTTGTTCTCATAAAAGAGAATGTTGGTCAGACGCTAATGCAGGAAGAGGGATACGTGTCTTTAAATATGCACAAGGTAAAAGATACTTGGTTCAGATTGGCAAAGAACCTGATGTCCCTGAAGTGATTGACTGGTAATGCACTGGAAGTACAAAAGAAAACCAGACCCTACCTCACACTTTGGATTTGTTTATATTATCACAAATAAGAAAACATCTAAATGCTATATAGGATGTAAACAATATTTCTATACAAGAAAAAAGAAAAAGGTAGAATCAAACTGGAAAGTATATACTGGTTCTAGTAAACACCTGAATGAAGACATAAAGAAACATGGTAAAAGAAACTTTAAGTTTGAGATTATAGGTGAGTATAAAAACAAACGTAGCTTAAAATATTATGAGTGTTATTATCAAATGATTAATCACGTACTAACAAAGAAACTAGAAGGCACTGATGAGCAAGCCTACTACAATAACTATGTAGGTGGTAAGTTCTACAGACCCGTACAAGAGCCACCAGATGATTGATGATATATTACAAGCTGAATCTTTATATGATCTAACCAATAAGAATCCTGATAGGTCACTCAACCTTGCAATTATTTTACAAGCACTGCTTGACTTATCTAAACCAGAGAAGTATAATGAGCCGCATGAAACATCCCTGTATAGAGATCAGGCGATGGCATGGGTCTTTGCATCTGTAGGTACAACATGTGAAAACTTTCATATAACATGTGAGCTTGCTGGTGTAGAACCAGACACAGTTAGAACCTTTGCTTTACGAGTAACCCTATCGGAGAACG